AACCAGTTCAAAGCCACAATGCCACTACTAACTAAAAAGGAATTTGCTAAGCAATGCGGCATAAAAACTAATCGTTTATCGGTTGAGATTGACAGGAACAAGGTTTATGAGGTTGATGGGTTGATTGATACCGATAATGAACTAAATGCAGCGTTTATTGAGCGGTCAAAGGTGTTGACAGCGTTACGGGTTAAGCGGATTGAACAAGCCCCGATTAAGGCAGCCAAACCACCAAAGGTAAAAGCACCTAAAGTAGTGATTGAAGATACTGATGATGATGACGATGATATAGAAGTTGAAGAGGATGGCGATTTGTTGGATATATTGTCAGCCGAAAAGAAGTACAAGCACTTTTTAGCGGTCAGGACGGAACGAGGCGCAGAACTTGACGAGATTAAGATACAGAAATTGCAGGGTATTTTAGTCCCTACTGAATTAGTAAAGCATTTATTGCGTCAACATACAAGTAATATCACTAAAGTAACAAAGGAAACGCTGGAAGATGTGATAGTATTATGGGCTGCAAAGTACAAGATACAGGACGATGACACTAAGAAAATGAGAAAAACAATTTTAGAGAAAATAAACTTTGGCATTGACCGTGCAATAGCTGATACAAAAAAGCAGTTGGGGCAGTTGATTGATGCTTATTCAGAAACAAGGGGTAAAGGGGAAAGGAAATGACCAAACACTCCCAACTATCCGAAATATTAGATTTCACCCGTACCCAGTTATCCGACATTTTGCCGAGCGACTGGGCGGAGCAGAACATGGTAGTATCATCGGGTAAATTTCAGGGGCGGCTATCCTATGACCGCACCCCGTACAGCCGTGAGATTGTAGACTGCTTTAGCCCGTACCATTATGCCACAGAGGTAACACTGATGGGTGGCGCACAGTTCGGCAAGTCTACCACCGTAGTAGAACCGATAATAGCCTATACCATTAGCGAAGACCCGTGTAACATGGGATTTTTGACAGGTCATAGCGACCTGAGCGAGGAAGCAATGGTAAAGTTAGATAGTGCCATACATAACGCCAATTTAGGGCATTTAATTAGACCGTCACTTATAAAGCCCCGTAATACCCGTACAGGAGATACCAACAAAGTAAAAGAGTTTATCGGCGGCAGCATTGTGAGCGGTAGTGCCACAAACCACAAGCTACTACGTCAAAGGTCATGGCAGAAGATATTAGCTGATGACTTAGAAGCAGCAAAGGGAGCAAGTAAAGAGTCAGGTAGTACGATTGCATTGATACGGGAAAGGGCTAAGTCATTTGGTAATAGTAAAAAAATACTTTGGTGCAGCACACCCGAAAATAAACAAACATCTTTGATACTACCGTTGTTTTTGGCAGGTGACCAAAGGCGGTGGCATTGGGTTTGTCCGTGTTGTGGTGAGTGGATATACCTGCAATGGGTTGCGCCTGTTATTGGTTCAGAAGAAAAGGCAGGGTTTACATGGCGGTTGGATAGTGCAGGTAAGTTGATAGCAGGTAGTGTAGAATACATTTGTCAGGTTTGTTCTAAACCATTTGATGAAAGCCATAAGTACGAGTTAAACCTTAACGGCAAGTGGATACCACAGGCAGTTGCCGAAGACCCTACACATTTATCATATCATCTACCTTCGCTGTATGCCATGCCCGGTATGAATGGGTGGGAACAGGCGGTAAGAGATTATCTTAAAGCTAATCCCGGCAATGGGCAGCCAGTCAATAAAAGCCTGATGCGCACCTTTGTTAACCTTACTTTAGGCGAATGTTTTGAAGAGGAACAGACCGAAACGAGCGCAAAAAGTATAATGCGCAATACCCGTAGATATGAACCATGTACAGTTCCTGAAAGCGTGAGCCGTGCAGACGGTAACGGTGATATTATGCTATTGACATGTGCAGCGGATTTGAATGGTTTTGTTGATGATGCACGACTTGATTATGAAATAGTAGGGTGGAGTAAGGCAGGTGCAAGTTATAGCATTACGCATGGCAGTATAGGTACGTTTGTACGTGGTGAGGGTAAGCTAAAGGGCAAGACCGACAGGCAGCAATGGAGTTATGATGCAGGTCAACCTAACAACGTATGGAAAGCCTTTAGTGATGTATTGGATACGGTTTGGGATGTAGACACGGGGCGTAAGATGAAAGTATATATTACAGGACTTGATACAGGTAACTTTACTGCACACGCCTATGAGTTTATGGACAGGACAAACCACTATGTTTTAGGTTTGAAGGGTGATATTGATACACGTTACATAAAGACTAAGTTAGACCGTGCAAGTTGGAAGATAGGCAAAGGGCGCAGCGACTTGTATATTTTGGAAGTGAACATGATAAAAGATACACTTTCTGAGTATATGGAGTTGAATTGGGATAGAAAACAGGACATGCAGCCGTACGGATTTATGAACTTTCCACAACCTAATGACGGGTTATACGGGTTTGAGAATTTCTTTGAACATTTTGAGAGTGAACATAATGTATATTCTGTAAATAGCATTGGTGAAAGTGTGAGCCGGTGGGAAAAGAAAAACAGTAATGTACAGAATCACATGTGGGATTGCCGCATTTACAACATGGCTATGCGTGAACTGTTTTTGTATTTAGCAGGCAAAGGAATGAAGATAAAAGACTTTACATGGGATGACTTTTGCACGGCTGCAATTTAATTTTTTCCATAAAAAACGGAAAATAAAAACACCAAACAACATGCCAATGTAATTTTATCCCAAAGTACAATAACATGGCTAACATAGGTGTAGGTTCAGAAAGAATAAGCCGAATTACGGGTTATAATCTTTCAAAAGGCAATAAAGCCGTTCCATCTCAAAATTTACCAATCAGCATAGCAGTCATAGGCGAAATAAACACCGCCAATGACCCGAGCGTTACCTATAACGTAGGTGTTGAGGTAACAAGCGCACAGCAGGCAGGTACATTGTTTGGTTTTGGTAGCCCAATACACAGGGCGTTAAGCATACTAAGACCAGCAGGCGGCGGTGTAGGCGGTATACCTACCATCGTCTACCCGATTGAAGCGGCAGGCGGTGCAGTAGCTACGGTAAAGACCATTACACCAACAGGCACGGCAACAGGCAACGGAACGCACAGCGTAATAGTAGCAGGTCGTAAGTTCCTGAATGACGGGCGTTATGACATTGTAGTAGCAAGCGGCGATACGGCGGTAGAAATATCTACTAAAATATATGATGCGGTAAATGCAGTATTGAGCGCACCAGTTACAGCGGCGGTAAATAGCCCTGTTACCCGTGCAGCATTAACGGCTAAGTGGGCAGGTGCAAGTTCTGATTTTAATATCTCTATTGATACAAACGGTAACGACTTAGGTATTACTTATGCATTTGCTACCACATCAGCAGGTGCAGGCGTGCCAGCAGTAACAACAGCACTTACCAACTTTGGTAGCCGCTGGAATAACATGATTGTAAACTGCATAGGTACAGATAGTACCACATTGAACAGTTACGAAACATGGAACGGTATACCTGACCAAGAAACACCGTCAGGGCGTTATGTTGGCACGATAATGAAGCCAGCGGTAGTATTTAGCGGTTCAACACTTGCAGACCCCAGCACGCTAACATCTGCAAGGTCAATACAATGTACAAACGCTATTTGCCCAGCACCTAACAGCCCTGCATTCCCATTTGAGGCGGCAGCTAACCATGTAGCACTATATGCAGTAATTGCACAGAACAATCCGCATTTGTCAGCAATCGGAAAGAAATACCCCGATATGCCTGTACCATCTGACGGGGTGATAGGCGTAATGTCTGATTACAATGACCGTGACAGAATAGTTAAATTGGGTTGTGGTACGGTTGATTTGGTTGCAGGTGTTTATGAAATACAAGACGCAGTAACAACATACAGACCTGACGGCGAAGTACCACCGAAGTTCAGATATGTACGTGATTTGTTTGTGGATTTCAATATCCGATACGGTTACTACCTGCTTGAATTGACATTTGTAATTGACAAGGTAATAGCAGCAGATACAGCAATAGTAAGTGCAAGCAATGTGATAAAGCCTAAAGGGTGGAAGCAGATATTGTTTGGCTATGCGGTAAACCTTGAACAGCGTGCATTGATTGCCCGTGCAAGCTACATGCAAGACCTTATAACGGTATCGATAGCAAGCGATAACCCAAACAGGATAAATACAGAGTTCGCATACGAGCGCACAGGTATAGTGATTATCAGCAGTACGATGGCATTTGCAGACGCTTATTTTGGTGAAACAAACTAATTAAAACATACTCACAATGGCAGTAGTAGCAGGAGATATGAGGGAGATTGGCGTAACCCATGAAACGGTTGGCAACTTTACTCTATTCGTAAAATCAGCAGAAGATAGTAACCTTGACAAAGGCGGTTATCGCAACACAGACGATGCCAACATGGTAGACGGTGGCGGTAACATGATAATGGTTAAGAACCAAGTCCGTTGGAGTTTGGAAACGCTAATCAGCGTGGACATGAATACCCGTAAGGATTTGGATAAGTTGGTAGCACTTGCCGAAAGTCCTATTGAAGCTAACTTTACATTTGCCTATTTGAACGGCAATGTACAGGGCGGTACAGGTACGATTGTAGGTGACATTGTCAGCAATACCAACGCAGGCACAATGACTGTAAAATTCGCAGGGGGTGGCGTTCTAAAAGACATTTAATCTTATGACATTAGTAAGCAAAGAAATAGCCGAAAAAGACGTTAATACATGGCTGGATAAACAGCGTGTAAAGCCCCGTGCAAGAGCCGAGAAAGAAAAGGACATTGAAAGCCTTATTGAAGCGGTTATGTACGGTGAATTGTCCTTTGATGATGAAGGTCATGCGGTGCAAACATTGACGTTCCCGATTGGCACAACTTCACAACTTGTATATGGTAGTCGTATCTCATTGGACGACATAAGCACTAAGACCAAAGGTAGCGGAGGTACAGATGCTTTTAGCATTATTGCGGCATACATATCAGCAAGCACAGGCATTGCAATCGGGCTATTAAAGAAAATGGATAATAGTGATATTGGATTAGCTGGTAACGTTGTGGCTTTTTTTTAATTGATAGTGTAAGCATTAGCAATATAGTTAAGACCGTTGTAAGGGAACACCACTGGCAGCCTACCGTAATTGGTAGGCTGTTTTTAGATAACATTGATTATAGCGGCATATTGTTTTGGTATGAGGATATAATTGAAATGCACAAGAAATGAGAACGCTAACCATACCTACTATTTTTTCGGCGATTGACAGGTTTACTCAGCCTGTACGACACATGCAAAGTAGTGTATCAGGTTTGGCAGGTGCTACGGCGGCGGCTAACGCAACAATGGAAAGGAGTTTTGCACGTACATCTGAAACGATGTTGGACGTAAGCAAAAAAGCAGCAGTTGTTAGTGCAGCTATTTTAGTACCGTTAGGATTGGCTGCAAAAGCGGCGATAGACTTTGAAGATAGGTTGGCAGACGTAGCGAAAACTACAGGATTATCGGGTGTTGAGTTGGAAAGTTTTGGAAAGGAATTATTAGCAGTAAGCCGCAACACCCGTAGCAGCATAGATGAGTTATTAGACATTGGTATTGTAGGTGGTCAGTTAGGTGTAGCCCGTAATGAGTTGGCAGCATTTACTAAGGCAGCCGATGTATTTAATATTGCATTGGGTAAGGATTTTTCAGGCGGTACAGAAATGGCTATTGCAAGTGTGTCGAAAATAAGAAGCCTGTTTAAAGATACACGGGATTTGGATATTTCACAATCTATAAGCCGCACGGGTAGTGCAATAAATGATTTGGGTGGAATGGGTGCAGGCACTACCGAAAATATAAATGATTTCGTTTTGCGTATTGGTTCAATGCCTGACAAGATGAAGTCAACTTTTACGGAAATTGCAGCATTGGGTACGTTTTTGGAAGAAAAGGGCGTTAATTCTGAGCGTGGTAGTTCAGGATTTATGAACTTTATTGCGGAAACAAACAAAAATTTACCACAGTTTGCAAGGCACTTAAAAATGAGTGCAAAAGATGCAGCAGCATTGTTTAATCAAAATCCTTTATTGTTCGGTCAAAAGTTTGCAAGGTCATTGAATAAAATGAGTCCACAGCAAATGCAAAAAGTTCTTACAGAATTGTCATTGAATAGCGCGGAAGTAACTCGTGTTATAGGTGCGATGGGTGACGAAACAGACAGGTTGAATAAGTTAATGGAAATAAGCGACCAAGCATTTGAAAAAAACACTTCACTAACTATTGAAGCAGCACGTAAAAAAGCCACATTAGCAGGTAAGTTACAGACTTTGAAAAACGGGTTTGCCGAATTAGCTATTGCAGTAGGCGATATACTTTTACCTGTAATGGCTAAGATGACAGTAGTAGTTACAAATGTAGCCAACTGGATAACCGACTTGACACGTAAACACCCAACACTAACAAAAGTCATAGTTTACACAGCATTAGCATTAGGCATATTGTCGGCGGCTATTGCGGTGAATACGTTTGTGATAGGGCAAGTATTAAAGATTAACGGGCTTTGGTTATTAGCGGTAAAAGCTACTAATTTCTTTTTAGGAATTGCCACAGTTATTAACGGCAAATATGCAGTATCTTGTTTTGCTACTTCGGCGGGTATGCGAGGTATGGCTTTTGCATCTTATTTTTTAGAAGGTGCGTTTTTATCACTAAATTTCATGACAGGGGGATTGCTTATAGCATTTGGTTTGTTAGTTGCTACATTTTCAGAGGGGTATGATAAATCTATTAATTATGGGGAATCTCTTGAAAAGATGAAAAATGGGTTTTCTAAACTAAAAGAACCGATTAGCGTAGCACAGATAGGTTTGGAAAAGTATAATAAAGCATTAGAAGAATACGGAGAACTTTTAAATTTTATTAACCGTCAAAAATATGCAAAAGAAAGAGGGTTTTTAACAGAATTTACAACACGGGTAAGAGATAAAGTAATGAACCCTGCCTTAAGCCAACAGGCAGAAATTGAAAGGTATGCACCCGGCATATTAAAACCCAAAGTGTCAGATTACATGAGCGCAAAGGACTCGGCTGAAATTTCTCAAGCAATAGACCCTGAACAAGCAAGACAAGACAGCCTTATCAGAAGATTAGAAGTAAACAAAAAAGAAACCGTATCTATAAACTTTGGCAATATGCCAGCAGGTACAGATGTAAAGCATAGCAAGGGAATAGGAGTTACATATTCATCAACACAGGTAATGCCAGCGTAATGAACGACATAGAATTATATGAAGGTGGTAACGGCGGTGAATTGCGAATAAATGGCAATGACCTCAACTGGGTAGACGGCATAACCAACATGCCGTATATGTCGTGCTTTGGCGGTAATAATTGGTGGGGTAATTCGTTACTTGATGAAGGTAGGGGCATAAGGTTTACAGCAGAAACAGAGGATATAATAAACAGCACACCACTAAGCAGCAACGGGCGGTTAAAGATTGAGCAGGCAATCATTCGGGACTTGGAATATTTAAAAGCTGAATTTCCGACTGAAAAGTTAATAGTCAGCGTTTCGATAGTCAGCGAAAAACGGATTGACATAAGCGTTAATTTAGCAGGTAAGGAAATGTTTTTGGTATGGAATCCGTTTATACCCGAAGCGGTACGTACATTGGTAGAGCCGCCATATACCGAAATTTGGGAAAGCCCTATAAGGTCAGGGCTATCTTCACGATATGCCATGACAGGGTTTGAATTAACGCAGGGGATGGATGTGGCTACGTTCGATATTGCCAAGTTTGCCACTATGTCCGATGAAATGTCATTGATTTCCTATTACAACAGTATTGCGGCAGGTTTTGGAATGACGGGCTTATTTCAGATACAGGGCTACAACATTGTGTATTTGTTGGGCTACGGTGAAACATGGGCAGTAACAACACCTACACAGGTATTGCATTGGGCTACTGAAATGAGGCTGAAAGCATCGGGGGTTTATACGCCTGTAGCATGGAGTTATCAATTAGGTGGCACAGGAGCGCACGTAATAACGGATTGGGGCGATGGTAGTGCGATTGAATTGGATGTGATACCGTCAGATGCTCCAGTAACTATTCCACATTTGTTTGCAGATGTGGTTACCCGTAATGTAGTGTTTTATAGTAACGATGCAGATGTTAAAACATTTAGGGCTATAAACATATCAAGTAACTATTTCTTTAGGAGATTTATTTACAGATTGCCGTTAAGTACCGAAACAATAACAATAGCTAACCAACAAATAGGATTAGTTACAAACATGGTAATTGAAGAATTATCAAATCTAACAATTTTAAGTTTAGGGGCTAACCAAATACCTTCATTTTCCCCTGCTTTGTTTTTAGGTAATTTCCCTGACTTAACAGCTATAATACTTTCAAACAATAATCTTTCATCTACTCAAGTAGATGACATATTCAATTTCCTATACGCTAACAGCCCTGAATTACTATCAACAACAGGAGTAATAAACACTACACCACAAACCCCAGCAGCACCACCGACAACAGCATCGTTAACAGCCCGAAACGCATTTATTGCGGCAGGGTGGACATTAATAACAGACTAATACCATGCAGACTATACCAACTAAAGAGCAGATATACAACAGCATAATTTCGGACATTGAGAACGAATTTAGCATTACCATACCACCGTATGGGCGCAACTTCTTACAGGTGTTCAGCATGGTATTGGCAGGTGCTTTGAAGATGTTTTACCTTGCATTGGGATTTGTGCAAAAAAACGCATTACCCGACCTTGCAGACCCCGAAGAATTAGGCGGCACACTTGACAGGGTAGGTAGGATTAAATTAGGTCGTTCCCGTTTCCCAGCGACACAGGCACAGTATACAGCAACGGTAACAGGAACAACGGGTGCAACAATACCAGCAGGCAGCACATTTAAAAGCGATGATACAAGTCTTTCACCCGGCTATTTGTTTATCTTAGATAACGCTTTTACATTGGCAGCAAGTAGCGGTACAATAACCATACGGGCTTTAACAGCAGGCGATGTAAGTCAGCTTGCAGTAACTAACACGCTTACCATTACAAGCCCCGTAGCACTCATAAACAGCACAATAACGGTAACAGCAGAAACGGTAACACCAAGAGCCGCCGAAACTATTGAAGAATATAGGGCTAAGATACTTTTATCCTACCGTATTGAGCCGCAGGGGGGTAGTGTTGGTGATTACAGGATTTGGGGTAGTGATGCACAGGGTACACGGGCAATATACCCATACACGACAAGCGGTGCAAGCAATGAAATTGATATATTTGTTGAAGCTACAATAGCAGACAGCACAGACGGGAACGGAACACCAACAGCAGGCATACTTACCGATGTTGAAGATGTCATTGAACTAAACCCCGATACTACGCTAACAATGGCAGAGCGCACACGTAGACCGTTAGGAGTATTTGCAGTAAACGTTTACCCGATTGTTTTAAAAGAACTTGACATAAACATAGCAGGTTTTGTAGACTTGACAGCAGATAAACAAGCAGCGATACTTGCTGCAATGACAGAGGCGATATACAATGTAAGACCGTTTATAGGTGGGCTTGATGCAGTTGCAGACCGTAACGATATATTTGATATTAGCCGAATTGGTGCAGTAGTTTTGACAGCCGTGCCGGGTAGTAGCTTTGGCACTATCACAATGGACGTAGACGGTACGCCCGACAGTTCATATCAGTTTGATAACGGAGAAATACCTTACCTTGACGCAATAACCTACGTATAATGAGTGCAGCTAAAATACAGACTTTATTTATTAGGTTATTTCCACAAACTGGACGTGCTTTTAAGATACCTTACATGGGTATCTTTTGGCGGCTTTTACGTGCTTTGTCGTTAAGTTTTAATCGGGCTTTTGTGGCGGCAAGTAGCATATTTGATAGTATCTTTCCCGATAACGACAATTTCACCGCAGAAGATGCAGCAATACAGGAACGGCTATACGGATTGCCTACCAATACAAGTGTACCTTTGGCAGACCGTAAACTTGCAATTTACAGACGCATAGCACACCCCGGCGAACAACCAGCAAGACAGGGCGCACTATTTATAGAGCAGCAGTTACAGTCGGCAGGGTTTGACGTATATGTTTATGAAAATAGATTTTTTGAGGGTAGCCCAGCAAGTTGGATAACTAAGACGCCAAGTGAGGTGTTAGGCATAACAGCAGGCTATGCTGTTTATGGTGGTTTTGCGTATGGTGAAACTGAATATGCAGGTACGTGGGCAGACGATGGGATAACCGTAATAGCCAATTATTTAGAAGAAGCAAAGGACGCATTATTTGATTTTGGCGATAACTACCGTAGTGCTTTTTTTATAGCAGGTGCAAGTATTACAACTTTCGCAGATGTGCCAGCAGTTAGGCGCACGGAATTTAGACAATTATTACTAACTTTAAAGCCTACCAATACAGCAGGTTGGCTTTTCGTAAACTACACGTAAGACATGGCAAGAGAAATTAGTGATTTTAATGGTACGGTAATAGCCCCCGGCGGTGCATACCCATACGGCAATATTAAAGACAATCCGAACGGAACTATTGTAGACAGCACAAGTAATGCAGACCTGCAACAGTTTGCGCAAAAGGTAATGGATGAAGGCAACATAACCCCCAACGGTTTGCCCGATAATAATACAAATGGCTATCAGATATTTCAGGGTTTGCAGCAGGTTATTAAAGACACTCACCCCGGTTGGGGATTGAACGGAATTACCTTTGTAAGTTCAGGAAGTAACCTTTGGCAAAATGCAGCAGGGTACGGGTTTTTACATGCCCGTATTGAGGGGGATTTGATATTTTTAGCAGGCGTTATTGAAAATACGGCAGGCGGTTCACCTTCACCTGCATTACCTTTTACTATGCCCGTTGCACTTAGACCTGCATACCTGACACAAATAATGTGCTATGATACGTTAGCAGCAGCAATGGTTGCGGTTACAATAACAACGGCAGGTGTAGTTACTATTATCGGTGGTGGTGCAGGTGGTACAAAGTTATTTTTGGAAGGCACACACTACAAAATAGGAGCAAATACTTACTAATGGCAGTAGTATTACATATTGATAGTTCGGCAGTTGTAGCCTATACAAATTACTTAGAAAAACTAAGTAAGAGTGCTATGCCCAACACGGTACGTAATACATTGAGCAAAGCGGCGTTTGATGTAAAAGGTAAGACCATGCTTGTAACGGCAAATAAAAACTTTACACAACGTAAGCCAACGTTTTTTAAATCAGCAAGTACGGTAGACCCTGCAAAGGGCTATAACATAAGTGCCATGCAATCACAGGTAGGATTTAAGGCAGTACCGAAAGACAAGGGGCGAGCAGTTGATGATTTGGAAGAACAAGAGCATAGCGGAAGAATTGGTGGTAGGACATTTATACCATTGAAGCAGGCAAGGGCTGGGAACAGTTGGCACAGAAATGTAAAATTGAAAATGCGGATAGAAGCACTTGACAATTTAATTTTTAGTGATAAAGCACAAGGCGATAGTCCTGAAGAAAAGTTTGTTAAGTCGGCTATCCATGCAGGTAAAGGTAAATTGGTGGTAGGCAATCGGGTTAATGTCAGAGGGAACAGGACTGTATTTCTTATTAATAGCGTTAAGCGAATTGGTGCAGATACAAAGATTAATAGCACCCCTGTTTACTCTATGAAAAAAGGGCGCAAGGTAACAGTTAAGGCACGACCATTTATGAAAGAGGCAAGTATAATGACACAGGCAAAGTTAGATAAGATATTTATTGATGAGGCGGTAACACAAATAAACAGGTTAACTACATGAGCTGGATAGAACGGGTTAAAACAGGCTATACAATACGCACAGGGGATGGGGCAACCTATACCCCTAAATGGCTTAATCCGAATAAGTCGCAGTCGTTCAATATATCTCAGTTTAACTTTCCGAATGTGTCAGGGACTTTGGTAGACAGGCGCAGACCAAAGGGCGAAGTTTATAGTTTAGAATTGTACTTTGACGGGGATAACCATTTAGATGTATCAGCAGCATTTGCACTATCTGCAAATAACAGCAGGGCATGGACTATTACGCACCCTATTTACGAAACATTGATAGTACAGCCTGTATCTATTTTCTATGATAACCGTGATGCAAACGTAACAAAAATAACAGGTACGGTAATTGAAACAATAGGAGCGGCAACAAAAAGTAAGGCAGCCCCGATAGATAAAATACGAGGCGATAAAGTACGTATTGATGCGTTACAGGCTAATGCCTACGCATTTGATGTGCAGCCTACAACAGCAGACATAACAGAGTATAAAGGCAACTTAGATACACTTTATGCAGAAGGTAGTAAATCAGCAGGCACTACATTAGATGCCGAAACGTATTTCAATGCCTACAATGCCGCTTATAGTAAGTTAGATGAACTAATAAGCGAACCATTGGCAGCGGTACGGTTAGCGCAAAGAATGATTGAAGCCCCGTTTATATTTGCACAACTTGTACAGCGTAGGTTTGAAACGTTTATGAATCAGGTTGCACTACTACGGCGCACACTTGACAATGTATTAAACCGCAACCAAAAAAGGCAATACGAAACAAATGTAGGGTGTATCATATCTGCAATGGCAGCAGCTACGACTATAAACATTGATGGCAGTTACAGGAATAGGACAGACGTTATTAGTATCATTGATAGTCTTGCTGATACTTATAATCAGTACATTACAGACCTTGACGGATTGCAGACTTTGACGGGTGCAGATGCAGATAGCTATATCCCTAACTTTGATGCAATTAACGGCATACGGGAACAAGTGATATTTACTATCAACAATTTGTTAGATATTGCAGTTGACGGACGGACTGAAATAACGATACCGTTAGAAGAAGATAGCAACGCAATATTATTGACTTACAGGTTTTACGGCGATGATAATGAAGATGTATTTTTGAATGAGTTTGTAAATGCAAACAATTTAGGGCTTACCGAATATCTGATAATACCAAAGGGTAGACTGATTACTTATTACGTAGAAAATGGAAATTAAAATAGATGATACTGTTATTCAATACTGGACAGACCTTGAATTAAATATCAGGTATGATAGTCTTGTGTCTGATTTTGCGGTAAGTATTTATTTTGAGCCTACGGATAAGAAGCACCAGCAGCTATTTAAGCCGTTATCTTATCGTACCTGTACTATCAGCGACAACGGGCGTAGATTGCTCACAGGCACGGTACTAAGCCATAGTTTTGTAGATGGTGCAGAAACGCAGCTATTACGCATATCGGGGTACAGCAAGACTGGAGTATTAGAGGATAGTGACATAGCAGGTGAAAACGCAATACAATGGAATAGCAGCAACTTAGGAGAGATTGCAAATGAGTTGATAAAGCCGTTCGGATTAAAAGTATTAGTTGACCCGTCAGTTGCCGATGTAGTGAATAGCGACTATAATACAGAGGCAGCGAAAGACAGCCAAACCATAAAAGAAATACTATCAACACTTGCCAGCCAAAAGAATGTAATACTAACACACGATGAGTTTGGGAACGTGTTGTTTACTAAGGTTAAGGTTGGGGTTGAATCATCAACAGTAACATTAGCAGCAGGCACAGTACCACCCCCGTTTTCAGATGCAGTAGTAGGCGCACCTGAATTTACAGCAACGGCAGTGCAACAGAAATTATACCAACCCGTTTTTAACTTTGATGGTACTTCGCCTAACGTATCAATGCAGTTGATTACCAACGGGCAGAATATGCACAATACTATCACTATCAATAAGCAGGCAGATGAATACGGCGGCGATGCACGAAGCACAGCAACTGAGATAAACCCATACTGCAAACCATATAGACCGAGAGTAAACAGGCAGACAAGCGGAAAGTCAGTAGATACACCTTTTGCGGCACGTAATGCGTTAAATATTGAATTAAAAAACATAACTTTATCAATTAAAACAAGTAGCTGGTATTTGGGTGGAAACATAGCACGGGTAAACACTATTGTAACAGCACAATCAAACAGGATATTTTTGTATAAAAAAACAGCGTTTTTTGTTGAACAGGTATCATATATAGGAAATGCGGAAAACCAAACAGCGAATTTAACATGCGTATTGCCCGAAGCATATTCAAGCGATAAGCCTATAAATATTTTTGATTAATGTTGACACTTGCAAATGTCATATCGGTAGCAATAGCTAATACACGTAGGTTTGTAAAAGCCCGTGTATTTAGTCGTGTACGTGAGGTGCAGCAGGCGTTACCATACGGCATTGATAGCGCACCGATAAACACGAGCATAGCAGCATTTGCAGACACAGCAGATACGGGCACAGCAGTAGTGATAGGGTATGTATACAAAGATGCCATAGCAGCAGCAGGGGAAAGCAGATTATACAGCACTAATAGTAGTGGAGCGTTTCAATTTCAGGTACACCTAAAGGCAAACGGTGAAGTGTTGATTGGTACGAGTTCAAGCGATGCGGCGTATACTAATTTCTTAGTCAAGTTCAATGAGTTGAAAACAGGATTTGATTTACTGAAAACAGAGGTGAACGCACTTGTTACAAGCTACAATGCACATACCCATTTATATGTACCTGCATTAGCCCCAGCACCAACACCCGTACCGACAGCGCCAGCAATACCAACGGGCGTACCTGCAACAGCAACTATTGATAGTTCTAAGGCAACTAAAATTAAAACTAACTAAAATGGTAACATACGATAGTTCACTTGTTTATATCACCGCAGCAACAACAATAGAAGCCCGATTTTTAGCGTGCAGAAATGTTATTGATGCACTTTATGTCATAGCGGCAACTGGTGCAGGTACAGCAAACTTTGAAAGCTACGAACTTGATGACGGGCAAACAAAGGTATACACCAAGTACAGAAATGCAAATGATATTTACCTTGCCATAACTGCATTTGAGCGACTTGAGCAGCGTTATCTGAATCAGTTGAACGGGCGCAGAATGAGATTAGTAAACAGTAAAAACTTTGTCGAAAGATGGGAACGGAACAGCCAATAACGGGAATGAGTAAGTTTAAAAATTGGGTAGCTGAAAAGTTAGGCGTTACTCCCATGCCTGAAAATAACCAACAGCCCGAAAAGGAAGCCGAGTATTCACGTAACAGAGCATTTAACTACCGATGGGATGCGTTTACGGGTGAAATGAATTTGGGCGAGGTCGGGCCAGTAAAGGACTACTTTCTTGACTATGACATTTTACGTGCAAGGTCGTGGCAGTTGTATTTGGAAAGCGATGTATGTCAGATGGGCATTAACCGATTTGCCCGTTGGGTTATCGGCAGCGGATTAGTGTTACAGGCTATACCCGAAACAACACTTTTAGAAAGTGAAGGGATAGACATTGACAGCGAACAATTTAACCGAATTGTTGAAAGCCGATTTAAAGTATATGCCAACAACAAAATGTCGGACTTTGCCGATATGCGTAGCCTAAGCGAAATATCGCATACAGCGTTTGTAAATGCTATTGTAGGCGGTGATGTGTTGGTAATACTACGTGTGGTAAAAGGGGTGGTAAAGATGCAGCTAATAGACGGTTGCCATGTTAGCAATCCTATGAGCGTTACCTATGCAGCAAGCGGCGATTTGTACTATAACGGGCATATAATACGTAACGGGGTAGAGATTGATGAAGATGGCAAGCACTTAGCGTACCATGTTCAGTTTAGCCCGTTTGAATGGCGTAGGATTGAAGCACGTAACCCAAAGACCAAACAGGTAATGGCATATCTTGTTTACGGGCAGGATTTCCGTATTGATGACACAAGGGGTATGTCATTGCTAACGTCTGTAATTGAAACGGCTAAGACTTTGGAGAGGTATAAAAAAGCTACGGTAGGGAGTGCGGAAGAAAGGCAAAATATACCATACTTTATACAGCACGGTGTAAATTCAAATGAAGAAAACCCATTCCAAAAAGGGCTTGCTAAAGTACGGGATTTCAGACCGAATGTAGATGATGTGCCGACTGACTATGAAGGGCGGCAACTTGCAGACCAAGTATATGCAAGCACTCAAAAGCAGACGTTTAACATGCCGATTGATAGCAAAATAGTGTCATTGGAAAGCAAACAGGAACTATATTTTAAAGACTTTCACACCACTATTGGAGATGATATTTTTGCAACTATTGGCATACCCCCAAATGTAGCCCGTATGCTGTATGATAGCAACTTTAGTGCAAGCCGTGCAGCATTGAAAGACTGGGAACATACTTTGATAGTGATGCGTGAGCGTTTTTACAGAATGTTTTATAAGCCCGTATATGCTTTGTGGATGGATACCGAAGTAATGAAGTTGAAGATACCTGCACCGGGCTACATTCAGGCGTTAATGGTAAACGATGAAATGATACTTTGTGCTTATCGGTCAGCAGTTATGACAGGTGCAAATGTGCCACACATAGACCCCGTAAAAGAAGTAACAGCAGAGCGGTTAAAGTTGGGTGCTGCGTTTGCGAATGTGCCACTTACTACGGTTGAAGCGGCTACAATGGCAGTAAATGGCGGTGATAGTGAAAATAATATAGAACAAGCGTCTACGGAGTTGGAAAAGTCAAATGATTTAGGTATTTTGCCACACGTTGAACCAAAAATAACGTTAACCGATGTACAAGATTTGTCTAATACACCCAAGTTGGAAAAGACCTGAATTAGCCCGTAAATGCTATGATACATGGATGGGTAAAGCGGATAACCCACAGGACATAGAATATGTGTTGTGTTTGTCTAAAAAAGACCCTACAAACACCCATCAGCGTGACGGGTATTCAGATGTGTTTAACAATACAGCAGCTAAGTTTACAGAGATTGCGGACAACGGACTTGTTAAGCAAATGAACCATGCAGCGACTATCTGTACAGGTAATTTAATCATAGCCATATCAGATGACTTTGTTTGCCCTGACGGTTGGGATACTTTGCTGTTAAATGAGTTGGAAGGTAAGACCGACTATGTGGTAAAAACACAGGACGGATTACAGCCCTATATTATGACCTTGCCAATGATGGACAGGGCATTTTATAACAGGTTGGGATTTATCTACAATCCCGAATATAACCACATGTACGGCGATGAAGAACTTGCAGACGTTGGTAAGATGTTGAATAGAACAATTACATTGCCGCATTATTTCAGGCACGAACATTACAGCACAGGTATTAATCCAAAGGACGATGTAAATGCAAAGAATGATAGTTTTATGATGATTGATAAGGAAACTTATACAGCACGTAAAAAGAAAAACTTTGACATTGTTTTGCTTAGTATTTTAATACCTACAATTCCCAAAAGGGCGGAGCAGTTAGCGCAGTTATTGGCAACTTTAAAAGCGCAAATAGGCACGTATGCGATTCAGATACTTACAGATGATAGCAGCGAAACAACAGGAGCAAAAAGAAACAATCTACTGCAATCCGCTAAAGGTGAATATGTATGTTTCTTTGATGACGATGATGTGCCAGCAGAACACTACATTTACTGCATTATGTCGGCTATTCACAGTAACCCCGATTGTTGCAGCCTTAACGGTGTTATTACCACAGACGGCAAGAACCCAAAAAGATTTGTACACTCTATTCAGTATAATAGTTGGCTTGAAAAAGAAGAAGTTTATTACAGACCACCAAACCACCTTAATGTCATAAAATCCAGCATAGCAAAACAATTCCCGTTCCCTGAAAAGAACTTTGGAGAAGATGCTGCATGGAGCATGGCGATATGTAATAGCGAAGTATTAAAAACAGAAGCGGTAATTGATGAAACGTTATACTATTACAAATTCATATCTGTAAAATGAGATACTACTCACAGAATAACGAAACCGAAATAGTATTAAATTACTTTAACGGGTTTATAGGTAATTTGCTGGACATTGGAGCAAATAACGGTGTTGATTTAAGTAATAGCTACGACCTGTTAAATGCAGGTTGGCATGGTACATTAGTTGAGCCTGTAAAAATGGCGCACGACAATATTGAGGAAAGACCGAATGTTGAAAAGTTTAACTTTGGCATAGGTGAAAAGACGGGTATTTTTGATTTTTGCAATGCCAGCGATAGCCTACTTGCTACCACTAAGCCGAATATGTTGGTTAAGTGGACTACTGTAACACATGAAGTAGTACCAGTGCAGTTTTATACCTTTCCCGATGCGCTACAAAAGTTCATGGTAAAGCGGTTTGACTTTATAACCATTGATGCAGAGGGTATGGATTTTGAGATATTGCACCAAATGAATTTAACTGATTTGGGTTGCAAGTGTATCTGCATTGAACACAACAGCACGCCTATGTTAGCCGAAAAGATGAAATCCTATTGTAATATTTTTGGGCTATCAAAAGAACTGTTAAGAAACGGAGAGAACATAATACTTGCTTTATGAGTAAACTGCAATTACCGAAAGTAGACCTTATAGGCATAGACACAAATCACCCTGAACAGGGGTTACAGTCAATGCAAATAAGTATGTCACAAATTGATTTTGGTAAGGCTATTATGTTTACATGTGCTGATAAGTCAGATTTTGATAGTTCGATAACTAATGGCATTGAGTTTATAAAGATTGACAAAATTAAGGAGTATCTTGATTACAGCGACTTTTGTCTTAGGTTAGGCGATTATCTTACAAATGACTATGTACTAACAACGCATGGAGATGGGTTTGTGATTAACGCAAATTTATGGACTGATGATTTTTATAATTTTGATTACATTGGAGCACCGTGGGCAAAAGTCCATATGGAAGCGTGGGGCGGATTGCCTAATCCAGTTGGTAATGGTGGATTTAGTTTTCGCTCAAAAAAGATGCTGGATTTTTCAAAACAATTTAAAACCACAGGCGGCAATAATGAAGATGGTTTTTTGACTAACTTTAAAATTGTAGAGGCATTGGCGTATGGTATTAAATATGCAGACTTAGCCACAGCCTATAAGTTTTCAGTTCACCACCTTGAAGATGTAGGCGGCGTTTTTATTCCTGAAAATTACTTTGGATTTCATGGCTATCATAATTTACCAATAGCACTGGAATACGTAAATTCAAAGGGCAAATGACCGTATCAATAATAACCCCAACAACACCCGACAGGGATAGCTACAACACCCGTATAATACAGGTAGCACAATCACAGACATATCCCATACACAAACATTTATTCGATTTCGGTAGTGGCATGATAGGCGTAAAACGCAACAGGCTATGCCATGCCGCCACAGGTGATATAATAGTGCATTTTGATAGCGATGATTACTACGCACCTGACTGGATAACCCGAATAGTACAAACCATGCAGCAATACCCCGAATACGATATTTACGGGCTTAAAGACCTTTATTACTCCACAGGGTACAAGTATACAGGCGGTAGACCGAACGGCATTGTATGGGGTGCTACAATGGCTTATAGGCGTGAGTTTTGGAAGCGTCACATATTTTCAGATGTGCAAATAGGCGAGGATAGTTTATTTTGTCAAAATGCCCGTGTAATGTCAATGACTTATATAGATGGTTTCTTAGCTGGTATGCACGATGGCAATACCAGCAAAAAGAATATTTCAGGTGAGCGATGGAGCAAAACTATTCTTCCATCGGCTTTGTGTAATGCGGCGGAAATTGCGCTATGATAATGTGTAAGTTTTGTTGTATCACAGTACCAATACTCCTTCCCTTATGTGCTGCAATGTTTTTTAAAGCCTCATGTTCCTTTGGTGAAACTAAAGGCAGCCTTATTTCTTTTTTCCCAGCCATACGCCAAAGATAAATATTTTCCATAAAAAACGGAAAAGTTTTTATAGCCCCTGTACTGCTTTGTAATATTACATTGCAATGAAAGAAATACTTTTATATACACCACTTTACGACTATTCAGCAGCGAATTTTATTTCGCAGTTGGAAGCCAATAAAGATAGTGATATAACAGTAAGAATGAACACCAACGGCGGAAGTCCAGAGGCTACATTCGGAATGATTGCGAAAATGTCAGAGCGCACAAAGAAAACCTTTATGAAGGTTGACGGTAAAGCGCATAGCATGGGAGCATTTATGTTAGCCTATGCAACTGATAGCGAAGCCTTAGACGTTTCCGAAATACTAATACATCGTGCCGCTTATCCCTCCTACATTGAATCTGACCCCGAATATATG